ATTAATTTATAACTACTGTTTGCAGTAGTACCAATACCAACACTTCCTAAGGTACTGATACCTACTCCATCAGCTTCCCATATAGTACTACCAGCACTTACACTAGAGAACTTAAATTTCTTACCAGATGATTGGGATGTATCAATCTGAAGATACATTCCATCATAAGCACTGATATTAGTAGCAATACCAGTAATATCATCCATGTACTGTAGATTTACTTCACCACCATCACCCCATGCAGCCATCTGCTGCTGGACATTATGAACAAATAATTTATAATTTTTCTGCAGATCTTGAACAGTTACAAACTTATCAGTTGCTTCCTTTATTTTTTCATCAGGACTAGCATCTAAAATACCTTCATGAAGTTGTTGTTGGGTTGCTTTTATTTCTCCAACTAATTTATATAATTCAGCAATATTAAGGGTAGTATCATCTAATTTTGTTACTACTTTTTCATCCAATCTTGAAACTTCTTTCTTTAGGTCTCTGATAGGATTGTCATAGTATTTAACTTCAGGAAGTGCAGCAATCTCTTTCTGCAACCCTTCAAAATACTTAGAAAGGGTTTTATTCTCTTCATAACTCTTAGTACGAGAATCAAGAATTTTCTCCTCAATTTTTTGCTTTGTTTCGTTGAGTTTACTTAATACTTGTTTTTTTAACTTCCTATCATCATCTTTAAATTGATCATGATGAGACCAGATCTTAATAGCAGCTTCCTTTAACTCTTTAAAGATTCTTTCATTTGTTTCTTTAATATCTGCCTTTACTTCATCAATCTGTACTCTTTTCTCAAAATCTTTAGTATCTAAACTCTCACTAAGATCCTGAAAATCAGCATCAAACCTATCACGCAGATCTTTAATATTATCACCTACTTTAACAAAGTCATCGTCAATTACACTAAAAGTTTTCCCAATCCATGTAAAATCAGGAACTTCATTAACTTCATTAACCCATTTTGGGAAAGTTGGGATTTCTGCCCGAACCCCATCAATAGCTTCACATATTGCTTTTATTTCCTCATCGTAATATTTTACTTCAGGTAAATTTGTTAATTCAGTCTGAAGATTATCAATCCTATCTTCAACCCCATCTAATTGCTCATCATAATATTTTACTTCAGGTAAATCCTTTACATTTACCCTTAATAAATTAATAGCTTCACATATAGATTCTACTTGATCATCATAATATCTTATTTCAGGTATTTCTGGAATCCCTTCTTTTACTCGCTCAATCTGTTCAGCAAGTACTTTAAGTTCCTCATCATAATACTTAATTTCAGGAACTTGCGGAATATCCCTTCTTACAGCATTGATGAGTTGTAATACTTCAGTAAGATCCTGTGATTCCTTGACTAGTTCTCCATCTGCCAGAACTTTATGTCCCTTAGGAATAGGTTTACATTTTTGTTCATCATTACAGAAATATTCTCCTTCACCACAAGTTTTCTCCTCTATTATCTCTTCTTCTTCCTTCTCAATGAACTCGTCAACTGAGGGTAGATTTTCTTCTTTTATGACCTCATCGACTGATGGTAACTCCTCTTCAAGGAAGTCATCTATCGACGGTAACGAGTCCGACATTGTATGGATACTAAAAGTACTTCGGGATTCCTCTCCCAAAGTTATTTATCTTCTTTAGGGATTCCCCTCTTTAATAGTTTACCTAATTCTGCAGTTGATCCTACAAACAGTGCATTATTAACAGTACTTGGTCCTTTCTGTTGCTTCTCTTCCTCTACATCCTTAAGTTTCTTCTGGAGGTCCATTAACTTATCAGTTGCATCAGAAACACTCTTAATCAATTGTCCAGCAACTTCATATGCTCTTGGCATTTCACTCTCTTGAGCAAGTTCAAGAATTCCATTAATTGCTTCTTGTCCTTTCTCAATGATAGAGTATAAATTGCCTCTTGTGTACTCATAATCTTTATCTATATCAGACTTAGTAAGTCTATCAGGTTTAGTCACATTTGTCAGTTGATCCTTCCTCGTAGCACAACCTCCCTCTGGAGTATCACTTACTTCGGTTGGAGTAATATTAAAAGTATCATTTAAATTAGTCATCTTCATGGCAATCCGGGTCCGGAAGTATAGGTACCACTGAATCCAAAGTCATCACCTTCCTCAACTAAAGCACTATCTTCACCTATAGTACCAATACTAGTAGTTGTATCACTCTCATCAATACCCTTAATTTCTGCTCCACTTAAATGAGCAGCACCAGTTGTACCATCTTGAGCTCTCCTAACTGTCAACTTATTACCAGTAATAGACTTGACGTAAATTTCTTCCTGATCAAGTGAAATATACTTCTCTGCAGTTACTTGAGTACCATCTGCAACTTCTATAGTTCTTGCAGTTGCGGTGATATCACTAGTGATATTGGTAAGTACATCTCCAGTATAATCCTTGAGTGCTCTTGGAGTAACTGAGTAGGTAACATCTCGTTCTGTACTCTTGGATCCACCAGAAACATAATTGACGCTTGCCTTTTTGATGATATCCTTGCTTGCGCTGGCAACAGGTCCGAATAGATAAGTCTTTGCAGTAAATCTCATTGTATAAAGAAGAACCCTTCTTCTCTCATAATCTCCTTCATAATCATCCGTCATTGTGACGTTTTCAAGAACAACAGGAATATCTCTCTTCTCTTTAATCGATGAAACTAATTCTACAGTTAAATTATAAGATGGTTGAAAATATGGTAATATCTGTTCTACAATTTGTAATGCATCATCATTTAATTTACACATAACAGCAAGTTCAAATTGCATATTATAAGGAACAGGCATATATTGCTTTTTAGTATCTGTTCCGTCTGCGGGATTCTTTACAACAATCTGTTGGGTTTGAGTTAATTTTCTAGTAGGGTCATATGTCATTCCAGTATACTCAAATGACATCCTTGGCAATGTAATTGCCATAGGCTTAGCAAGATCTGGAGATTGCTCAATCCTTGCTAAAAACTTTTGAATAGGACCATATGCCAAAGGTACCCTGATAACAGAACCTTCATTCTTCACCGTAATACCATTAAATAGAGTACCAAACGCAATGATGGTCCTCCTCATTATTTCGTTATAAAAATATTCAAACATAATTGAGTCCTAGTATCTTATTTATGGAGTACCAAATGGGTTTTGCTCACTGAAGTCTAAAATAGCATCTGCTTCAGTTTCAATATTGAAATTATCAGCAAATTCTACATTATCTGGTTCTACACTACGAAGTCTTAATACACGAGAAGCACCTGATGTACCACCCAATAGAGTCTCTCCAATAGTAAACGTACCGTCCACAGAAGCGACCTCAAGCACATTTGTACTACCATTCCATGTCCTAACCCTTGCAGTGACTCCACTTGTCTGTCCAGTAACTATTTCATTAAAGAGGAAGGTTCCCGAAGAAGTTAGAGATGGTTCAGAGAATGTAATATTAACAACATCACTAGTTGTATATCCAGCACCAGCATTTGTCCATCCAAAGAAGGTTACAATACCAGCACTATTAATACTTGCAACAGCCTCAGCAGTTGTACCAACACCAGTAGGTCCAGAAACTGTAACTGTTGGATCAGTACTAAATCCACCACCCCTATTAGTAAAGGTTACAACACCCAATGTACCATCACCCGTGAATGAAGTTGCAGCAGCTCCTGCTCCAGTTAAATTACCCTCATCATCAACACCACCACCTTGGAATAATATACCCGGTCCAGTAGTATATCCTGAACCTGGATTTGTTATAGGAACAGTCTGAATAGAAACAAGACTGGAGTTAACATTTTTATTACAGTATGCAATTCCACCAATAGTAGTTACTGTTGCAATACCTGTCTGATAAGGACTGACGTTGTTTGTAGTAGGTGCAGAACTAATAGCAACCGTTGGGTTCTCACTATATCCACCACCTCTATCGGACAGTGTAATAAGTCGTAAACCACCTTGTAGGATAACGTTAGTGTATGCAGCAGCAGTTACACCTGTACCAACCATAGTAAGTGTCTGAGTTGGTCCCTGAATGGTGCTGATACCATCTTCAGTGGTTCCATCAACATCATCTCCAGTCAACTCATTATCAATCTCATCAATACCAGTATCAATGACCTCATCCTCGTAACGGAAGAGTTCACAATAGAGGATATAAGTATAAAGATCTTGTAATTGATAATATGGTTTCTGCCATTCTACATCTTTAATCTCATAGATACGATCATCTAATGGGAACCAAATTAAGTCACCATTCTTAGGTCGTGTTGATAATTTAATATCATCCTGATTTTCAATTAAAGGAGTAATATAAGTCTCAAATCTCTCTCTTGAAATAATCAGTCTAACTTCATCTTGCGACTGAATACCAAATTTTGTAAGAAGGTTTGGTCCACCAGAATGCTCATCATAGTTATCCACGTAAGCTTCAAGTGGATATGCTACATCAAACTTAGATTGGACAGCCTCTCTAATTACTGTATTAGTTGTTAAATATTTCCTTGGCAAATAAAATATATCCACCCCATAGATCTTCAACTGTTCGTTGATAAGATCTTGAACGAGGTTTTGTTCCCCAGTAGTACCTTGCGTGAAAAATGGGTTAAGTACCATAATCTTAACCTATTAGATCTAACGGTGGGAGTTCATATGTAGACATCATTTGATCACCAATCCTTTCTAATTCTTTTGTTGCATCATCATAAATTTGTCTACCATTAAGTTCTACTCCACCAGGAAGTTTTACTCCTTGGAATTTGATTAGGTTTTGTCCCCATTGACGTTTGAATAATTGTACGCAATATCTCTTTAAGAATGAATCATTCCAAACCCTACTATAATCAGAAGGATCTACCAATCTCCAACAATCAATAACAAAATAATCATTTGCAACTACTTCATCCCAGTCAATATCAAGATATAATCTATCCATTCTTTGATTGAATCGAATCTGCTTTTCAGTATTGAGTAAGAAATCAAGATCTGACAAATAAGTCTTTGTCATTGCATATGTCAAAAGTTCTAAAGAACCCCAAGAATATACATCATTTAAAAATAACTGATACTTCACACTAAACATATTGCTACTAAGAGTCTGAGCTCCATCAAAACGGAAGATCTTATTGACTCCTATTACAGCAGGATCCATCTGTATATAATTACTAGTCTCATAGTAATTAAAAGTAGTAGCCGCACCAACTATTGTAGTAGTTGCGGATGTAGTTGTAATTCCTGAAGTATTACTAGATCCTGCCTGATTAGTTGCACTTCCTCTGTCTATATCATCTTGACTAACTTTATATTTTAAATATGTTTGTGCAGCACCATCAAAATGCCTTTCTTGAAAAAGTTGAAGAGCATCATCAATTAAATCCTCACATTGTTCTTCAGCTAGGTTAATTTCCAGTACAGGAGCACCCAATTGCCGTAAGCAATATTGTTTAAATTCTGATCTTGTTGATGCTTGTGCCATTTATACAGTACCTCTACAATATTTAGTTAAGCTGAACCAGGTGAAGATGAAATACCTGCATATACCATAATATTACCATTTATAATATTATAGACTGTTGTTCCGGTACTTATCAAAACATTATACATATATCTTCCTGCACTCAATTCTCCTGTTTGTGTTGCACCATAAGATACTCTTATTTTCCCATCTGCAGCACTTGTAAATCCTACAGTAAAACTTGCTTTAGCACCTAAAGTTGCTCCAACCGCAACACTCTTTGCCATCTGGGATGATCCAGTAAATCCACTAAGATCATATGCAGTACTTCCAGTATCAACTATATTAAAATCAGCAGAAAGTGAAGAACCACCATATATGGTTAAATTAGCACCAACAGGTACACCAGCAGTAGGATCAAATACTATTGTCTGACTAGCCATGTGATACTAACTCCTTGAGTAAAGATTTAATTTCATTAATTTCACTTTTTAAACTAGCAAGATCTTGTTCAATGTTTTCAGTCTTTTTATGACTTTCATTATTAGATTGACGTTGTGCAACATACTTATCATAATCCACAGAATTAGTATTCAGTATTGCACCATTTTTAGGATCTCTAACTAAATCCCCATGATCTTTTACCTTATAATAGTCCATATTATGCAAGAGCAATTACCCTGAGATCCTTCATTCTAGGTACATAAACCTGATTAGTGGATGTCAATATAACCTTAACTCTATAAGACCTAAAGGATGGAAGAGGGTCAGCAGTAAAAGTATAATCTTTATATTGTAAGTCGGTAGGATTAAATCCGTAAGTATTTGTCTTAGTGACATACTTATCAGACTCACCATTATTATCCTGAATAGCAATAACTTCACCCTTAGTATTTAAATTTGAATACCCAGGGAAAGGTATAAAGATTGGTTTACGTCCCGGTTTGTCATTAATTGCATAGAATGCTCTAATATCACAATCTTTATTAATGTGAGCAGCAACTAAAATTTTCAGAGAAGATGCACCGGTTTCAAGTTGAATTTCTTTAGATACATACTGACAAGCAGTTGGATCAGTAAAGAGACTGTTCACTCTCTCATCTGTTGCATAATTTGAAATAACCTTATTAACTCTACTTGAGGTAAGAATAGTACTTATTCTTTGTCCATCAATTACAGGAGTTACACGAGAATCTGTTGTTCCTAATAATAATCTCATACTGAAAGACTTATTACCAGGTAGGGTAGTAAGATTTGTATCAGCATTAACTTTAGATGCAATCATTCTTGCAGTGTCAAGATAATTGGTCTGATTTAACGCAATAGTCTCATAACCCACATCAACCCATGGTATTTCACTACCACTTAAACTCTTAGAAGTAACAGTCCTAATCTCTCCTTCAAGAGTGGTTCCAGGAACACCCAGATTCTGAACCATTGGAGTAATAACCTCAAAAGGCATATTTTGAGTTGCCCTTACATTATATCCACCACTACTCTTCGTATCGTTAATAAAGAGTTTAGCATAACCCTGATCAACAGCTCTACTAACATTCTGAGTCTCAGTGCCGACACTCAATATTTCTGACATATCAAGTTTAACAGCATATTCGTCAAATCCTATAGTATCGGATTTCGTTACATCTGATAAAGTATGAGTCTTATTAATCCTCTTCAAATTAACTCCACCAAGTTCATACTTATAAACTGGAGTACCTACAGGATAAGAAGCAGGATTAGATCCTCTTGTAATTTCTCCACCAATTGTATTACCAGAAACATTGGTATACTCAAGGACTTCTTCCCCAATTTGAACAAATCCAACATTAGTAGTACCAACACCAACTTGTTCAAAAGTAGAAAATTCGGAAGCATCTTGAACCGATAGAGTTCCTGTAGAACCAACATCATATGCAGTAGTTAATTTAGTTGGTTTAATATCAGATTGTGCTTGAGAAATAATGACTTTGTTATCAGCAAAGTACATACCATGGTTCTTATGATTAACAGTAATATGTAAACCATCACTCTCAGTATCAACAGTATCAAGTTGAACTCCACCACCACCAGAAGTCCAGTTTAGTTCTGTTGTAATACCAGCATTATTGGCAAATGTCATCGTATATCCAGCACCTGTCTGGAATGTTCCCTGAACACCGTCAACAATCAATTCACTAGTACTACCTATACCCGCAATAGTTAATCTTGCATTAGAACCGATATTCTTGAATGGGCTAGATCCAAGAGTATCAATACCAACAACATCTCCAATCATATATCCACTACCACCAGCAGAACCAGAAGCAATGGTTGCACCAGATGCAACAATAACTCCATTACCAACAGTAATATCACCAGTTGCTCCATGACCATTACCAGTAATAGTTACGAGATTTACTCCACTATAAGTAACCTGACCACTAGAAGGAGTATATCCAATACCAGGATTCAGGATACCAAGATCACCAGTGGCAGTACCTGCAGAACCAACATAATTAGCAGATGCTAATGATTCTGTTTGAGTTATTGTATTACCAAATCTTATATCGCCATCCGAAACTCCCTGATCAAGTGCCAACCTTTGCTTTCTAGAAGTTAGACTTAAAGGATTAGGTTGTAACTTGGCAATCTGATTATTACCTTTTGTAAGTTCTGGGTTGTAAGTTTCTACAGTTCCATTTTCTAAGAAATCTGCTCTATAAAGAGTAAACTTAAGATCTTCCCATTGACTTGCTTCCCATGTAGAAGCATTCTGAGACTTGAATAAAGATCCAAGATACGGCTGGTTAGAAATATAAGTCTGTGATAAGAGATCATTCTCACCAATCCTTGAAACATATACACTATATTTTGTAGAGTTGGATGCTAATGCAATAGCATACTCTTGACCAGGTTCACAATAAACTGGTGCCTTAAATTCAACACTAGTGGCTACTGATCCGTCAGCAGAAATTGTAATATCATCAGGTGATAGTACAATCTCAGAGAAAGGAAGAATATGTTGTGTTGGGAATCCATTCTTCATACTTCTAATCTGGAAGACGCATGGTACATCCCCATCATCTTTAGATCTAAAGAAGACATCACAACTAGTTAAAAATACACCAGTTACATCTTCAACTAAGAAAGATTGAGCAAGAGGGTCATACCATCCAATAATACCTTCTCTAGTAGTTTCTGATATTAAAGTAGATTCTATAGTTTGAGTTCCTAGATTTCTATTAACATTATTTTCTTGGAACATTTGTTTTTGTTCAACTCTAGCATTTCTGACAGAAACAATATTTTCCTGAACTGTTTCAAGAGTTCCTGAAGCAGTAAATGTTTCTTCACCAATAGTAGATGCATTATCTTGATCATTATTTTCATCATTAACGAGAGTAAAGACTTTAGTACCAGTTTCAAATCTAGGATGGTTAAGACTATTTGGATTTGGAAGATAAAGACTACCTTGAATATCTGCTGCTAAGTCGGAAATAAGTCTCACATCTTGTATTGTTGCTTGAGCACCACTAGATTTTCCAGTAAGAGTCATACCAGTCTGAACCCAACCAACCCATTCTCCTTGAGCTTCTGCTGAAAGTGAATATGTATCCACATTAACAATACTTGATGTAGAAGAATAAGTAGCTCCTAATACTTGATTATTATAAGGATCCTCAGTATAAACAGTAGTTGGAGTATTATATGGACCTTCCTTATGGTTCTGCTGTGCTACTCTAAAAGTAATACTTGGAGTAGTATCAGTATTCTGTACTCCCAATCCAGTCTGGATAACTTGACCAATAATAGTCTCTCCAACTTGGAATGTTCCAGAATCCATAGTAACTTCAAGAAGTTTTGGAACACAATACTTACTTACATCTTCACCATCAAAGAAACCATACATTCTAGTTAATGGTTTCATGCGTTTTGCATCAAAAGAAATATTCCTTGCTCTCATGTAAGCAACAAGATCTCTACTTACAACACGGTCACCCACAGACTCATTATCAAAGACCTCAGTAACACTCATTTGTGTTCCTGATCTTGCTTCAATACCAGTTTCAGTCACCTGGGCGACTGTCTCTTCCCAAACCTGATCAGTCAATTCTCCATAAACATATCTCACACCACCACCAGGTTGACCCATCCAACCTTGGAAACCAATATCATTTATTTCTACTCTATTGGTGCTTATATCAGTTACTGTAGTTCCAGTCCAAGTAGTTTCCCATGAACCCCAAATCTGTGGACCCAATCCAGTTTGTGGATCAATTCCTTCATTCTGTGCCATATTGGCCATGGTTGTAGCATAATTACCTTCAACATTAATAATCTTAGCGTCCAATCTTACAGTATCAACCCAAGTATCAGATGCAGGAGTCAACTCCATACTTCCTTGCCAGAAACTAATTAAGAAAGGAGTTACACTTTCAGATCTAGTAGCAAATGACTGTTTAATATACTCAACTTCAGAATAATCGAGAGTTATAATATCATTATTTTTTCTTACATTAGTACCTTCAATAGTGGCAAAATTCTTATCCTCAGACTCATCTACATCAACTACTGGACCAAAAATCAGATCAACTGAATTTGTATAGTGTCTTGGACGAAGTTCTTTTTGTTTTGGATCAATACTATTCTTAATAGGAGTTCTATCTTCTTGTGGTCTAAAACTACCAAAATTATCTACAAAGAATCCAGATTTAAATCTGTTTAAACCATCACCATCAGGAACAAATAAATTAGCAGTATTTGTTTCTAGTAATGAAAGAGCAGTATAATATTCAAGACTTTTAACTCTGTTATCAATTTTTCGGATATCTGCCATGCGATATCTCTTATATTCCATAAATCTTAGATCAGCATCTTGAGGATCAAAGAGATATGGTGGAAGACTTACAGTAGCAATTTCTATTGCTTCTTCAACATGAATAGGTTGATCTGGTCTATCAGCTGGTTGACCGTATTTAACTTGGAATTTTCCATTTTTAGTTAAGAAAATTCTATCAATTCTTCCCTGATAGTAAGAGAATGTTGTTAAAATTGATTCATCAGAAGCAAGAATATTTGCAGCAGAATTTCCAGACGCATCAAAGGATCTTCCATAGAATTCTAAAGGAGATCTATCTCCTTCTGATATAGAAGAAACTGTACTTGTTCTTGGTCTAATATCAATAATATCAGTATCTCTGATACCATCAATAGCTCTTATTTGTGTACCATAATCAAAGTTATCATAGGAATTTGCTGTTGTAATATCCCCATCATCTGTTGCTTCATAATATCCATTTGAGAAATAAACCCTTAACTTCTTCTTCGGTGCATCCGCATCACTTCTTCGTGTAATAGTACCAACATCATAGATTGTCTTTTCTTGACCAGTATTAAATTGATAACCAGAACCTATATTAAAACTAGGAGTTGTAAGAGTTACAATTTGTGCATTTAATTTAGATTCTGCAGATTTAATTGTTTCACCTTCTACAAATCTCTCTTCATTTTTATAAATGTAAGCAATTTGACTTGCTGAATTAGCAACTTTCTCAGCAACTATAGCAACGGCACCACTTGTTTGTCCTGTAATTTCTTCACCAATAAGATACTCAGCAGTTGTGGTGGAATTACTTGTAATTGCAGTAAGAGTTACCTTAGGTGCAGATAATGTATTTCCAGTATCAGCATCAGAAGCTTCATATACACCATGTATTTCAATAATATCTGGTGTATTCAATGAAATAATATCATCTTGCACCCTTGTTCCATATGGATAATTTCCATATGTCAAACCATCATTTAAAGTAGTACTACCTGTACCAGATGCTTTAGAAGTTGACTTGTCAATAATAACACTATTAACTTTATTAAGTACCTTTACTTTTGCCTTTGGTTTTGCTTTTTCTAAAGTAGCAACAAGAGTTGCTTTTTCTGCAACCGCAGCACTTCCATTGTCTGCCAAATTATATGCTTGGAATGTATTTCCAGCAGTACTAATTACAACTCTATCGCTAGTTAAAACCTCAGTATTACCATTTTCTCTTACCAAAGAGTATCTTTCCTCATCAAAAGGTAAGAAAGTTTCGTTGGTAGATGCTGTAGGTGTAGTTGCAGCAGTTATTTGATTGTTGAGAATCTGAACATCAAAAGTTTTTCTGATAGTAATAGTTGCACTTGTCAGATCGACATTAGATATCGGTCTCTTAGGAAGTGATGTATAGAGAGTATTATCAGAAGAAGAATCAAGAGAAGTATGAAGCACTCTTAAATCACTTACCGTAGGTCCATTACCACTACCATCAGCAACCAGATCACTCGAAAGAGCAGCATTGACTCCAGTTACAGCTAATACATTTTCAATAGTAACATTATTATTTGTACCATCAACAGCAGTAATTCTTCCATAAACTGGATCTGTAGAATCACCAGTATAAGCAATTAAATTTCCAACAGTAGATAGTCCTACAAGAGTTGGATTAGCACTTGTTACTGTGGCAACACCAGCAGCTGCATAAGGAGTAATAGTTGCAACACCAACAGCGAATTTTGTTGATTGGATTACATTGGAATTAAAGGTATTAATACCAATAGTACCATCTAATGATCCATAAACTGAATGAACATCCGAAATAGATTTCGTATCAATTGATTTAATAGTAGCACTTCCATAATCATTACCACGAGATCCTAAGAAAGTTAGTTTTTCATTTGGAATGAAACTTCCAGTTGTATCGTAAACAGTAACTCCAGTACCAGCACTTACAGCATCTTTAAGGAATCCTGTTGCTCCACTGTTTTGGCCCTTAATATAAGTAGGAACAGTAAGAGTTTGTGCAACATTTACAGTAAGGTTGGTAACCATCTGTACATCATATAAAGATAGATCCCATTCATTAACATCTCCATTAGAAGCATCATAAGAACCAGATTCTAATCGATAATCATAAACCCTAGCAAGACCTATTTCATCACCTACTGCTTGTGTCTGAGTACTACCTTGTCTCTGACTTCTTAAACTTACAACATAAGTATTTCCAAGTCCAACGGTAGGATTACCATATGCAGTGTTTAATTTTAAAGTAGGACCAGTATTATACTGAAGAGCATTATCTTTTACTGTCTTAGTAGTTCTTGGTTTTTCTACATCAAGAAAAGTAGGAGAAATAGTCTCTATTTCATATCCTCTAACATATGCCTTACCTGGTGAAAGTTTATAAAGTGCTAAATCTTCACTTGCAGTTTCTCCTCCATATGTAAATTGACCATCCTTAAAAACACCCCTATTTCCTTTCTTATTATTAAGTGAATTTAATACACTAATATCAAAGGGTTTTATATAATAATCTCCAGATTCATCATATGTTCTACGAGCAAGTTCATCAGCAAGATAATTATATTCAGTATTTCTCTTTAAGGCACGTAATTCCCCATTATCAATAGTTGCAAGTTCAACAAAACTATTATCATCAAAGTCATCTAAAGGTTTTTTAAATAAACTAGTAGTAATTTTAAGTCTATCTGCACCAGGAGCTGAGAAATTATTATATCCCTGTGAATTATCATTTAAAGATTCATCTTGATCCGCATTAATAATTTCTTCATTTACAAATAAACCTACACGATAAGATGGTTTATTGTTATATTGGTCAAGAATAAGAGTTTCAGTACCTACATTAACAAAATTTCCACGAATAAAATAGATACCATCCTGAATTTGGAAAGCAGATCCAGTAGCTGCAGCATTTGTTGCGAAAGTTACCGCAAGAGAATCTCCTGCTGATATTGAATTATTACCAAGTAATCCAGAAGTAATAGTAGTATTAGAACTTATTTCTTCCCCATCACTAAATGTTTCTGTAGAATTATTTGTAGTACTTGAATTTAAATAGCTAACATAAAGTGTAAGATTTCCTCTATCAGAATCTTCAGATAATAATACCTTATCAACAACTGCCGTTACTCCAGAATTCTTTCCAGTAATTTTTGCACCAACTAATTGGTCTACATATGCTGCAACTGGTACTCCTTGAAATGTATTATTTAACTGAATGCATCTATAAAGTTGAGTATAACCAGTATTTCCCGGAATTACCTTTGCACCTTCTTTAAAAAAGTGCTGACCAAACTTCTCAATCTGATTTTGCAGTATAGATTGAAGGGTAGTTAACTCCCTTGCCTGTACAGGATATCCTGGTTTAAATAAAACCTTATGGAAATCATTAGACGCTTCAAAATCATCAAAATATGGTGCGACGTTTAAATTCGTTTGCTGTGGCATGATTTCTTAGAACTGCAAAATGATTTTTATGTCTTCTTTTTGATTGGCAGACCTAGTAATAGAAGGTCTATTATCAACGTAAATAATATTACCAGAATACTTTTTAGCCTCTGGGTTCGCTATACCATTAGTAAATGTTTGACCAAGGTAGTACGTCCTATTATTTATTACGGTAGATATACCTGTAAAGGAAGTATTGATCGATAAATTAGAACCGGTAGATGGCACAATAGTTAAATTTCCACCAGTTGAAGGAGTAGCAGTAAAATCAACCTGATCAAAACCGTAAGTAGGATCTGTTTGTGCAGTTCCAACGGTATTAAAACCAGCCATGGTCCTATCTTGCCATAACTTTAATACCCCAGTAGTTTGATCATAATTTACAACTCGTGCTACAGCAGTAGTTGCTGTTGCAACAGTTTGGGTAACAAAAGAATCTGCGGTAAAAGTAGCACTACTATATCCAGCACCACTCAATCTCAATGCCTGTAAAGCACTTGCTTTATCCAATCCCAAAAGAGATGCCGATCCATATGCTTGAGGATTCTCAACAAGTCCAACTCTTGCTATTTGATTTCCTGATATAAAATCGGGATTTTCAATATCATTCTCAATTCTTGAATACATAAGAACATTATATGCACCAAGTTCACTGTAAATATCTGCACCATGTCCACCAGGAGGAGACATGACCACATCAAAGGTTGGTCTAGTTGATCCTGTGGGAACACCACCTGATACTAAATCAACATTTCCAAATGTATAATCAGATCCCTGATTCGAGACGGTTACAGATTCTACCTGCTGATCATTATTAACAACAACTGTACATTCTGCTCCTGTACCATCACCCTTAATAGGAACTCTACTGTAAGTTCTGTTGGCAGTTCCAACACCAACACCCCTATCAGTAATAGTTACGATTTTAATAGATCCATCAACTGCATTATCTCTTACCGCAGCATCATCTGTATTTGTTGCCCATGCATCAGGAACAGGAATAAAATCAGTAGAATCAAATTTTACAATATCACCAGGTTTAATAGTATAAAGATATTTCCAAATATATCCATCACCACTAGTTCCAGCAGATCTTGGCTCTAGATCTGTAAAAGTTGGTTCATCAAGAGATGGTTTTCCATTTGGGTTATCTGGATCCATTCCATTCTGAAGGCAAGCATAAACTCTATAATCACTATTAATTACATAAAATGTTGCAGAGTATAAGTTAGTTGCACCAGAAACCTTTGCAGTATTACTACGACTATAATTGCTACGATACATGTCGTAAGTAGTTCCAGATGTCCATGCTCTTTTTTGAACTACTTGTCTTACATCTGTAGAAGTAATCTTCTTCAGTGCAATTATAGTATCCCAATAGTCATTTTCTTCATTAAAATTATCCTTGGGGGAAGGAGGTGAAGTATCCCAATCAGTTTGAATATCGGTTGCATTGGGCAATCCAATAAAAGAATAATATGCGTTAGTACTAGTTTGTACACCCGATACAAAATTCTTCGCATTTAATATTCTAATCTGATCGGTTATAATGGCAGCCATTTTTTGGAACTTTTTATTTATTTATTAAGAATTTAAACGTTGTAAGACTTATACTTCAGAGAAGCAGATCTTTCAACACTTGCAGAGGTGGAAAGACCCACAACTCCACTTGATGTATATGATGTATATGAGGTGGAAATTCCTCTAGATACTAGATCTATTTTACCCCATGTATATTTACCATAGTTAGGAGATGAGGTAATTCCTGAGGTAGATCCAAAGTGCATTGGATCTTTAACGGCGGCAAATACTCTTCTGACATCAGTATAACCAACACCTAGAATATTTACTTGTACAGTTTCTGCACTATAAACTTGATATACATTATCTATAAAGGATATACCAGTACCAACGGTATCAGCAGTATCTTTCGCAATTGAAACTATAGATGTTGTAGCAGATCCAATATTAGAATTATCAACTACAAAATAATCACCAGATACTAAGGAACTAACAGTTGTGATACTACCAGAAGCAAGAGAATCTATCATATAAAGAGATTGTCTTAAGAATGAATCAGTTGGAATGAATAGATCCATCATGAAGGCAGTTGTACCAACACCAACAGCTGTGGTACCAAATCCAACTATAACTCCTTCATCTCCATGATAATCATTAACTTTATCTTCCTCTTCTTG